ATAGAGGTGTAAGATCAGCTACTACTTTTGGAAGTATTACTGGATTAGGTAGCATGGTATTTATTAAAAAAGTAACTGCTTCATCATCTGCAACTATAGATTTTGTTGATGGAACAAGTGATGTTGTTCTTGATAATACCTACAAGGAATACTTATTTACTTTTAATAATATTCATCCAGAAACAGATCAAACAAGTTTGTTTTTTCAAGGAAATGCTGCTGGTGGTAGTGGATATAATGAAACAATAACTAGCACTGGTTGGCAAGCACAACATAGTGAAAGTGGTTCATCTGAATTATCTTATGAAACAGGATCAGATCAAGCACAAGGAACTGCTTTTCAAAAAATTTCACATGAATTAGGTAATGGAAATGATGAGTGTGCTTCTGGATATTTACATTTATTTAATCCATCATCTACAACATTTGTTAAGCATTATATATCAAAATTTAATGCTTATAGATACAACGATTATACACAAACACATTTTAGTGCTGGATACTTTAACACCACATCAGCAATAGACGAAATACAATTTAAAATGGATTCTGGTGATATAGATGCTGGAGATATTTGTTTATATGGAATTAACTAATAATAATAAGGAGAAAAATAATGCCAAGATATCATAACATAAATGGTAATAGAGTACAGTTTACAGCTGAAGAAGAAACAGCTAGAGATGCTGAAGAAAAAGCATGGGCTGATGGTGCTGTAGCAAGAGCACAAGCTAATCTTAGATCTAGAAGAAATAACTTACTAGCAGAAACTGACTTCTATGCTTTATCTGATGTTACTATGTCAGATGACATGAAAACATACAGACAGGAGTTAAGAGACCTGCCTGCAGGTAAAGACACAGTTGAAAAATGTGATAATGCTACATTTCCAACTAAGCCCTAATGGCTCGTGTTAATTTTAAAAACTTTACACCTAGGGATAAACCAAAAAAGAGACCAAGAAGGCATAAAAAGAATTTAAATAAATCAGAAAAAAGAATGAAAAAACGAAAATATAGAGGACAAGGAAGATAACTATGGCAACAACAAATCCAGCATTACCTACGGGTGCAGTTAAGCCTACAGCTAAAAATCAAACTACATCTAGTAAAGCGACTTCATTAATTGAGTCGTTAGTTGCTTCTCCTACTTTACCTACAGGTACAACTATATCTCCACAACTACAGAATGTAGCTACTAATGAATTAATTGCTACTCCTGGAGTAAGTGGTACAGTTGCAGCTGCTACCCCTACAGCACCTACAGCACCTACGGTAACTGGGGCAGCTACTACAGCAGCACAAACAACTACAGCACCTACTATGCCTAATTATGCTCAATACACAGGGGCATCTGCAGGTACATCACCTACAGCAACAGCAGCACAGGGTACATTATCAACTGGCTCAGTTGCACAAGGACAAACAGGGGCTATTACTTCTGACGCTACAGTTAAAGGTCAGTTAGAAGGATTACAGAATGAAGTAACAACAGCATTAGCATCAGGCAATCCTATGCCAGTATGGGCAAGAGGTGCAGCTAAAGCAACTGAAGCAGCTATGGCAGCTAGAGGTATGAGTGCTAGTTCTATGGCAGCTGAAGCATTAGCTGAAGGTATTATGAATGCAGCTGTTCCAATAGCAACAGCAGACGCAAGAACTTATAAAGATATGATCTTTCAAAATCTTGCTAATAACCAACAAGCTGCTATTACAAATGCTCAATCATATCTTAAAATGGATATGGCTAACTTATCTAATAATCAACAAACAAGTTTAGCTAATCTACAAACAAGACAATCATTTTTATTATCTGATCAAGCAGCAGCAAATGCATCTGCACAATTTAATGCAACAAGTCAGAATCAAGTTAATGAATTTTATGATAAATTAGGTGCAACTATTAGCGAGCAAAATGCTGTAAGAACTGATACAATGAATCAGTATGCTCAAAGTGAAGCTAATAAAATTGCAGCAATTAATGCACAAAATCAAGTAGCAATTGATGAAGCTAATGCAGCTAGAGAATCTGCAATTAATCAATTCAATGCTACAGTAGAAAATCAAAGACAACAATTTAATGTTAATAATCAAAGAGAAATAGATCAATCTAATGTAGTTTGGAGAAGAGCTATTAATACTGCAAACACTGCAGCTGTTAATGCTACTAATCAAACTAATGCACAGAACTTATTAAATCTTTCTAATTGGGCTGTATCAGCAGCATGGCAACAATGGAGAGATGAAGCTTCATGGGTTAATACTGCTTCTCAAAATAATCAAAATAGAAATCACAATTTAGCTATGGCTGCACTTGAAAGATCTACAGCAGTAGACTTACAAGATCAAGCTTCTAAAGATTCTATGTATCAAATGATAGGAAAGTTTGGATTTGATTTTTTATCTAAATTATAATTAAAATAAGGAGGAATCAATGAAAATTTTTAGTGGTATAACAAATACAATAGGAAGTTTATTTAAAGCAGGTAGTGCTGCCGTAAAAACTTTTGGCGGAAGTGTCGGAGGTGGCGGTGGAGGCTTTAGTACATTAGGTCTTATTGGAAAAATTGGAAGTAGTTTAATGACAAAACATACTGGAGGAGATGGTAATTGGCAACCAGTAGATACTAGTGCAGGTATAAGTGTACCTAGCACTGGAAGTTATAATGTAGGTTTTGATAGAGCAGGTTCAGCACAAGCACCTGACGTAAGAATGAAAACAGTTGATGGTGATACATTAAATGCTGAATGGGAATATAGATTAAAAAAAGGATTAAGAGATAAAAATTTATTTAGTTAAGGAGAGATATGGACGAACTTAGAGAAGCACCGAATAACCCCTTTGATGCACCAGTACCTGGTCAGAGTCTAACTGACAAACCAGGAAATGGTCCTTGGGAACACCCACCGCAAATGACAGATACAGCTGAAGCAGCTGATTTTGTGTGGAATCAATTATCAACTCCTGAATTTGCAGAACAGGTAATTGCTATGTTAGATGCAAGTATACCTATTGAAGCAATTGCAAGAGTAATATTATTTGGTGGATTTGCTGAAGGTAAATGGTCACCTGATGTTGCATTTATTATTGCAGAACCTGTAATGAAAATGATTGCAACTGTGGGTATGTTAGGTGGAGTTAAAAGTTTTAGAATATCTATAGATGACATGACAAATGATAATGAATTAAGTTCTATTATGGATATTAAAAGTAAAAAAGAAAAATTTAAAAAGGCTGCTAAGAATATAGCTGAAGATAAACCTAAGATTGAGCAAAAAGGATTAATGGCAGCACCACAACCAGCACAAGAGGAGATGATATAATGGCAATAGATTTTGGAAGAATAGCAAGAGGTGTTGCAACAGGATACCTTAGTGCAAAGATAGCAAACACAGAAGCTAATGATGCATTAAATGCTAATATTATTGAGAGAGCTGGATTAAACTTTTATGAAAAAACATTACCTGAATGGGAAGCAGGTGAAAAAGTTAGAAAAGAAACTTATAATAAAGTAAGTAGTAGATATGGTAAAGATGTTGCAAACTATATGGATCAAAATGGATTTACTGACTATAATGAAATTGTAGAAATGTTAGGTGCTAATAATAATATAAATGAAACAAAATTAAAAGCATATTTAGAAGGAACTAGTGCTGGTACATATGCAGAACGTGCAGAAAAGAGAGCATCTAAAATACAAAATAAAGAAAAAACTATTATGGGTTTAACATCAGGGTCATCTAAAATTGGTAATATGACTGCTGAGTTATTACTTAAAGATGATGAGACTGCAACTGATGCAGGTACAGGTGTTGTGCCTGAGACAACTACAGAAGAAGTAACTATTCCAGGTGAAATGGTTCCAGGTACTCCTATTAAAACTATGGATACTAAAGAAACTAGAGAAGTTCCTGTAGAAAGTAAAGCAAGTAAATTACCAACTTATGAAGAAATATTTGGTGATACTACAGGTGCAGAAACTAATTTCTTTGCATTAGATTTAGCAGATAGAGAAAAATTACAAGGTCAATCTGATCAACAATATAAAACTATCTTTACAAATAAAGTTACAGGTATGGTAGAACATCCAAAAGCATATGAAGAAGCTTATAATAATCTACCCGATAATGAAAAAAATAAACAAACATTACAACAGTATTCTTATAATAGATATTTTAGAGAAAGATATTTACCTGAATCTGGATTTACATATGGTGCTGTTTCAGAAGGACCAAAAGAAAATTCCTTTGTTACAGCAGCAAGATATACTATAAATATATTAAAAGCAAATGATCCTAATGATCCTAGTATTGATGAAATTAAAGCTGATCTAAAAGAACGATTAGGTACAAATGATTTATCTCCTTATGGATTATAATAATGGAAAATGTATATAGTAAATACTTAGAAGGTATAAAAGTACCTGACAATATTGAAATAGATAATAGTCCGTATTCAAAATATTTACCATCTGGAGAAAAACAAAAATTTAAAATAACTAGTAAGGGTAATAGAGGTTCTAATCTTACTAATGAAGATATGACAGAACCTGGAGAAAAGTCATATGATACTAATCCTTACTCAAAGTATTTAAAAAATATAGATATTAAAAATA